AAGAAGCACAGCGCCGAGCACGAACGCATCATGGCGGGCCTCGACGCCGTGGTGGACCGGATGGAGAGAGGTGTGTGCGAGCGCCCGGATGGCGAGTGCGCGTACCGGAAGGAGGCGTCCTGACGGGCGCCACGAGGCGCTGCAAGCAAAGCTCGATGCTGCGATCGTCCAGCACAGCGACAATGGAGTGGCAACGTGATCGTCATCCTCGACCGACAGCACTACGGCAAGCCCGGCAAGAACGACCTCGGTGCCGGCGCCGACCTGGACGGAGACGGGAAGGTCCAAGACGATGAGCGGGAAGCGAACCTGACTCTCGTCTACATCGAAGCCGCTAAGCAGATGCTCGAGGCGGACGGCCACACTGTCCACATCCTCGACAGTGGATGGTACTCGTCGAGACACGAGCAGGCCGCGGGCATCGCCCTGGCGAACCCCGACGACAAGTGCGCGTACATCGCCTGCCACCTGAACGCAGGCGGGGGCGACTACTCCGTGGCGCTGTACGACCATCGCAGCACTGGCGGGCACAAGCTGGCGCTGAGCATCGCAGCGGCGATGGCGAGCGACATCACCGCCGTCGGGCGGCACCTGGTGAAGGCTTCCAGCCCGGACGAGTGGCGCAACGCGTACAACACGATCAAGGGCGTCTACTCCGGGCCGTCGAACCTGTCCGGCGTGTGCTTCGAGCCCGTCTTCATGGACACCGAAGAGCACCAGAAGTACCTGACCCACGACGGACTGACCCTCATCGGACAGGTCCTGGCCGAGGGGTGCGCTGCGTGGGGCGCACAGTGAGTGACGCAACCGCCAAGCTGACCATCTCGCTGACCCCTACGCTTGACGCGTGATGGAGGCTCGCGTGGACCCGATCACCGGCATCGTCGTAGGGCTCGCCGTCCTCGCGTCTCTCGGCGCCGGCTTCGGTGTCGGCCGTGCCACCGCCCCCGGCGACGCGGAAGAGCTCGCCGAGGTCAAGGGGCTGGTCGAGGCGCAGGGAGCCACGCTGTCCGAGGTCGCCGAGGCTGCAGGCCGACCGGTGGTCATCGACGCGGAAATCCGCGACAAGCTCGCCGAGACCCCGCCGGCCTGCATCGCAGAGCCGCTCGGCCTCGCGTGCCAGGTCCAGGCGTGCTGGCAGTACGGGCAGAGCGCCGCCCAGCGCCCGGAGTGCGGCGACATCCAAGATGCGTACCTCGCGTCCAAGGCGTGCCCGGAGCCGGCGCCTTAGTCCTCCCGACGGTGTTATCATGACCCCGTAGAGGTGCGCCTTGGCCGAGAAGAAGAAGAAGACCCCCAAGCTCAACAGCCCTCGCCGCATCAGGAAGGGCGAGCCCTCCTACGGGAAGAAGAAGTTCGTCGTCTTCGTGAAGAAGCCCAACGGCAACGTCGTGAAGGTGACCTTCGGTGACCCGAACATGGAAATCAAGCGCGACGACCCGAAGCGGCGCAAGAACTTCCGGGCGCGCCACAACTGCGACAGCCCCGGACCCAAGTGGAAGGCCCGCTACTGGTCCTGCCAGGGCACCTGGCATCCCAAGAAGTCCGTGACAAAGGCCACGGGCGGCTGATAGGCTGCGCGTGAAGGAGAGCGTCCATGGCTCTGTCGACGACCCCCCTGAACCGCACCGACCTGCCGGACGTCATCGTCAAGCAGACGGACACCGGCAACGTCGTGTCGGCCGACGTGTTCAACGGCGCCAAGTCGGTCTACTTCCTCCAGCTGGACAACTCAGCTGAGACCGTGGACGACGTCTACTTCAAGTTCTACGACGCCAAGTCGGTCGACCCTGCCTCGAGCCTGCCCGTGATGAAGATCGAAATCGGTCAGGGCAGCAGCAAGACCATCGTCATCGCAGACGGACTGCCCTTCTCCACGGCCTGCAGCTTCCGCTGCGTCACGGAGATTGGCGACACCGGGACGACCGGACCCAACGACTCGTCGACCGCAACCCTCCTGGTCGGAAGCTGACATGAGCTACGCCACCAAGGCCATCGCAGGCAACCTCGCCGACGTCGAGGTCTCCGACAGCGACGTCACCGGCACCGTCCAGTACGCGTACTCCGGCACGAAGGAGCTCGTCGGGGTCTACATCGACAACTCGAGCGGCTCGAACCCGGCCTACCTGCGCTTCTGGGATGCGACCAGCGGCGTGACCAACGGGACCACCGACCCCGTTCACATCTTCTACGCGCCCGGCAACACGGCCCGGATGTACTCCATCCCGCTCGGTCTGCCCTTCTCGACCGGCATCGCGTACGCCGGCAGCAACTCCGCGGGCACCGCGGGGACGTCCGACCCCAGCACGACCGTCACGCTGCGCCTGCTGCTCAAGAGCTGACGTCAGAACGGCGCGTCGTTCGTCTCTTCGATGTCATCTTCGCCCAGCTGGCGACCATCGCCCAGGCTGATGTACTCGAGCTCGCGCAAGTCCCAGACCGGGATGCCCGCAGCCTCAGAAAGAGACCCCATGTGCGCCACACGCTCCCCTCCTGGGAGCAGAACGACCATATCGGGCGCAGATTCGAGCATCACACGGCGCCGACGGCTCTCCGCAGACCGACCGTGCAGCAGCCAGGGCGCCGGAACCACCGTCACGGGCAGATTCGCCCCCCGAGCGAACGTCTGGAGCAGCTCAGGGGCCCCAGGCTCGTCCGAAACGACCACTTCGACCATGCCGCGGCCCCGGTACAGGGTGTAGAAGGCCTCGTAGAGCCCATGGACGTCGTTGAAGTGGCGCCCACCGTAGAAAACGACCCTCATCAGGCCCCCTGACCCGCCCGGTTGGCGGATTCCTGGCGCTCGAGGACCGAAATCGCCCGATTCAGGTACCAGACCGCCTTCTTGAGGTCCTCGACCGTCTTGTTGGGGTCCTTCTTGCCCGCCCGGAGCACGTACTTGAGCGCATTTCCGAGGTGAAACGCCAGTTTCTGCGGGAAATCGACCGCTTCGATGATCTTGATGGCCTCGTAGACCGTGTCCCCGCCGTAATGCGCGGGGTGGTTCACCGACTCTGCCGCCTGACCGGCGCGTGCCGCCTCAGACAAGCCTCGCTGATGGTCGCTCTCAGACCTCATCGGACGCCTCGAATGACTTCTCGGACCACCCGGCGCTCCCCGAAGTGTCGCGAGAGGGGCCACTTGACCCCGTGTTGCTGGCAGAAGCGCCGGGCCTGGCGCCACGCGGTCGTCCGCGACAGCCCCAGGGCGTCTGCGTTGTCCTGCCAGCCGCCTGGGAAGCGCTGGTAGAGCCACGCGGACCAGTGACCGTCGCACGACGAGGCGTCCGGCGGAGGCACCAGGTCCGAAGAGGCGGCCGAAACGACCTCGAGCTGCTCTGACGACCCCGCCTTGGCCGCCATGACCGCCCCGAGGTCGGCGAACTTCCGCGCCGTCATCCCGGCGACCACATGCCGATGTCGCCCGTCGCCCCTCGAGGCTCGTCCCAGTCCTCGGGGACCATGTGCGCGACCCCCACGTCCGGCGAACGCTGGGGAGCGACCATGCGGTTGTAGCTGTCTCGACCGTCGAACGGCGCCAGACCCTGCTTCGAGCCGTCCGGCGTCCAGTAGAACTCGAGCAGCCGGTCCTCGAGCTGCGCGGCGCACCGCAGCCAGCCCGCCGCGGTGTAGTACGCGTGCATCGCCGCCTGCGTCTCGGGGAACTCCCACTCCCCCTGGTCGGAGTACTCCCAGTGCGCCGGCCGGTCGTAGGTCTTCTTGGCCAGCTCATCGACCTCGTCGGCCTTGACCTCGCTGGCCTCGACCTCGACCTCGGCGACCTCGACCTCAGGCTCGAGCGCCAGCGGCTCCGTTCTTGACGGATACCGGACATCCGCGAAGGCCCGGTCGCTCAGCGCCTCGTACAGAATGTACCGAAGTGCCGTATGCATCGTGACTTCCCCGCCCAGCGCCTGGAGTTTGGTGTCGTCACGCAGGTCCCGAATGACCGACTCGAGGGCCTGTTCCTGCCGCTCGTTGAGCTCGATTGCGAGTCGCAGCTTCATAGATAACTCCTGAGAGTATACGATTGTAACACACCTGAATCTGAAAACAAGGTCCGATTGAAAGGGGGTCCCCCCACCCTGGGTCCCTTCGCCGCCGCAGCCGGGTGTGGGGGGGTCGCAAGGCAGGCGAGGCCGGCGCGCGCAACCTGACCCGTGGTCAGCGGGTTGTACACGGTCCCGCGCGGGCCGCGTGCGGCCCGCCAGGGCGGGCCCGGCGGCCGCCCGTGTAGACCTACCGGGCCCGGCCGGGCCGCCGGCACAGGCCGTCAGGAGCCGCGCGCCCGTCACCGGGCAGAATCAGTCCGGGTCCGGCGGGCCGACACTGCGCAGCCGTTCACCCGTCGGGGATAGTGTCGGTCTGACACACTGACCCGTATAGAGTAACGACACGCTCGCAGCGTCACCGAATGTCTTCGAATGTCACCGAATGTAACCACGCATGTTCGCGGGGTTGCGTAGTGTGTCGTTCCGTGCGATGCTTCAAGCGTGCCGAGAATGGACCCCGCGATGGGGACAACCCCGCCGGCACCTTGACATTCCAGAAAGTCTGAAACCGACGCGGTAACGGAACCGGTCGCGAATCAGAACGCTTTGAACACGGATCGCGCCCATTCGGGTAGACGACGGGATTAGGTGCCTACGCTTCGGCAATGATGGCAGTGAAACCGGCGATCCACCAAACCGCACCACCCACGGTGGCGGCGCGCCTTTCGGCACGACTGCACCGATGGAGGTCCCCTCAGTCAAGGGGCACGGCTACAACAACGGCTAAGCGGCAAGGTAGACAAGCAAGTACGAATCGCAATGACCGCAAAGGGATAGCGAAGGAAGTAAGGCGAGTAAGGCATATGTTGACGATACGGTAGGCCGAAACGGCCGCCGAATCGGTACCTTGACAGTGCGGCGCAAAGTTACGGCTAGCGTCGCCCGGGGCTTACGTTGCGTGGAATCGTTACGGCATTTCGTCGCGCAGTGCAAGCCGTGTCCGTCTGTCATTGTGACGTTTCGAGCGCGCTTAGCGCGGTTTACCTGTATGGGCGTCCGGCTTGACCGGGGCGCGCCCTGTATCGTCCGGGCTGTAAAGGCAGTCCGAATAGCGTCACACGATCGGTACCCTGCAAGGGGCCCGATTATCGGTGCCTATGTTTGTACGACTGGCGAGCGTTGTATGCTCGCCGGTGCGCTGCTTCATGGGATCCCCGCCGTTTGCTTTCAATAGCCTTATCGTGTGCCCTACGTGAGTAGGGTTGGCAAGTGTCGTAGATAATCCAGCGCGAACCATTGGTTTAGAAACCCTCCGATCCCGTGGGAGAGAAACAACCACGTTAAAAGGGTTAACCGTGTCTACATGGCGGACACGTAACAGGCGAGATTGGCATAGCTCCAATCCTCGGACCCACGTATGAACGGCCCATGAATCTTCGGATTCATGGGCCGTTTTGCGTGGCGAGCCATCCGGCGGAAACGTCGGAAGCATGTTGCCGTGCCTCTAACCGGTAGTCCAGGTGGGCCGCCGAATGGGGCGTAGTCGGTACGGAATCCGGCAAGCCATGGAGAAATACAATGCTCGACCTCAACGGAATGACCAAGGCCGACCTCTGCAACCTCGCCTTGATGGATCCGTCCATCAAGGTCAACATGCGGATGAACAAGGCTGCGATCATCGCCACCTTGCTCCAGGCCACCGGCCTGGACGCGGGCGACGTGGGCGAGGTGCAGCCGACGCTGCCCGACCCCTACGTCTACCCCGCGACCGACTCCGCCCCATCCATCGCGGGCAGCTACGCGCTGTACCACGAGGACCTGGAGGCCGGCATCGGCACGGACGGCGTGGCCACGGAGGACCTCGCTCGCGAGGTCCTGGGCGTGATGGAGGACCACTACTCGAAGGTCGACCAGACCGACGACAAGATCCGCCACTGCCACGTCAAGGACGGGCGGTTCAAGGGCGCGGCCCCGCGCCTGATGGTCGCCAGCGTGCTCGGCTACACGGCCGAGTCGCTGGAGGCCCCGAAGGTGTGGGCGACCCGAACCAACCTCCGCGTGTGGGAGACGACCACGGGCGAGGACGAGTACTACGCCGACGTGAACGCGAAGCTCGACGACGCCCCGATCGTCAAGGTCGAGGGCCCGGAGGGCGAGCGCGTCCCGCTCGTGCGTCCGACGCCCAAGGTCGTCCCCTTCGCCGTCCCCGTGAGCAACGCGCAGCGGGCGATCGCGGTGTTCTACCGCGATTCGACCGAGAAGCATGAGGCGATCTCGGGCCTGCGCAAGGCGTCCTTCCTGGGCGTCGTGCCCAGCGGGAAGTCGTACATGGTGAAGTCGTTCGTGACCCCCAACACCATCGCCCAGGTCCTGGTCCGCCTGGGTGTGGGGCTGCCCTCGCAGTCCCGCGACGGGAGCGACCTGCCGGAGGGCAAGCGCCCTCTGGTCATGGTCCCCGCCTTCGACGCCGGTGTCGCCGACTACCTCGGCTGCGAGCTGGGGTACGACAGCGATGACATCGACGCCGCCATGACCATGCTCGCCGCCAGCAAGTACGCGCTGGCCGCCGCCCGTGCCAGCGGGCGCAAGGTCCGTGAGAACGACGAAAGCGCCCGCCGTGCCCAGGACGGGCGGCACCACGAGTTTCGCCTGCGGGACGCGGGGGCGACCGCCCTGGCAGACGCCAGCGTCGCTCTGGCCCGCGCGGCCCGCTGACCCCTACCGGGGCGGCCCCCCTCGCCGGGGGGCCGCTCCACCGGCCCTACATGCCCTGCAACGGTCACCACCTGCTCGTGGTGCGGGGCGCACACGTCCGATGGTCGGACGTGACCGAGAGTGACCCAGGAGTGACCATGCCCAGGAAGCCCCGCGCGGGGCGCTGGCGCATCGGCCGCGATATCGAGACGGTCGACGATCTCGTCGACTTCCTCGACGCGGTCGACGTGACCATCCGTCGCCGCGTGAACGACCCCTCCCGCCGCGCCACCGTCGCGCGAGACGGCAACCCCCTGTCCGTCGGGACCGGCCACCGCTGGTCCGCCTACGGCGGAAAGCGCCGGGGCAAGCGGCGTTGCAGGCACGCAACGCCCAGTCACGGCCGCTACGCCGGCACCGCTCGCCGCCCCAAAGGCGAGGGCGGAGCCATGAACGGTAGGACCGCTGACTACACGCCGCGCGCCTACGATGCCGCCGTCGCTTGGGGATCCAAGCGGCGTCGAGACTGAGATCGACCGCCCGCGCGCGGTCATCGGGGAGTCACGACCCCGACGGAGGCCTGAGACCCGAGAGACGTGCTCGGTGGATGGTCTCGTGCGGCTACGACTTGCCGCGAATCTATGAATCGTTGCAGCCGATGACCGGGAATCTACAATCAGCAGATTTCCACTTAGGCTGCACGACCCCATGTGCGGAGAGGCCCTGCCTATGCGGGTT